CGTGGTGCGTTACGGGGCGGAGCTAGGCGTCGGGCCTGCCGCCCGGACGCGGATTCAGGTTGAGAGCAAGCCGGAGGTGGCGCCGGTGCGGAAGCGGGAGAGACGAGCATAGTGATCGACAGCCTCACCAAACGCTGGATACGCAACGAGTCCGACGAGCGGGCTGCGCAGGCGGGCTATCGGTTTGAGGAGGCCCGCGGCCAGTTCGTGGTCGATTGGATGGCCGAGTATCTGCGGCTGTACGAGGGCGACTGGGCCGGCGAGCCGTTTGAGTGTATGCCCTGGCAGTATGATGCCACCATGCGGATGTTCGGCTGGGTGAAGCATTCCGAGCGGTGGGGGCGTGAAGTTCGGCGGTTTCGGAAGGCAAGTATCTGGTGCCCAAAGAAGCAAGGTAAGGCACTTGCACTTGATACGCTCCTGCCAACCCCTAATGGATGGACAACTATTGGCGAGGTTTCGGTGGGGGATACGCTGTTCGGCCAGAACGGAAAGCAGTGCCGAGTGACGCAAGTGCATCCAATTATCAGCGATAACAACTCTTATCAATTCACGTTTAGCAACGGAGAAACGGTGCGTTGCAATGGTAGTCATTTGTGGAAGACAACTAAGGCCCTGCCACACAGTTACGAAGTCGATGTTCGTACAACAGAGGACATTGCAGCTTCGTTGAAATGGAAACGGCGGCGAGACAATCGACATTCGATTAAGCTGTCTCGCCCCTTGAATCTACCCCCGGCATCGCTGCCGATTCCTCCTTATGTTCTCGGCGTCTGGCTCGGCGACGGAACATCCTGTTATGCGAAACTGACTTGTTGTGAAGACGATTACCCTGAATACAGAAAGTATTTCGCAGCTAGTAGTATTGAACTACGAGAGTTCAAGAAGACCAATGGCCGAACTGGGATTGCCGGTATCGGCTGCCGTCGCAGTACCTTTCTGCCAACATTGCGTAGTTTGGGTGTTTTTCAAAATAAACATATTCCAGCGATCTATCTTCGAGGTAGTTGGGATCAACGGCTGGCTCTCCTCCAGGGCTTAATGGATACAGATGGTGGGATCGATAAAGATGGCTTTAGCATACGATTTACGACCAAAGATGAGCAACTCAAGGAAGGGATATGTGAGTTATTGTCTTCACTAGGTATCAAGTACGCCGTTTACGTAAGGGATGTGGCAACGACGTACAAGAGTGTTTCTAGGACAAGGCAGTATTTTCGAGTCTGCTTCGATGCACTCCGGGACGTACTGCCAGTGTTTCGGCTGACTCGCAAGGTAGTGAGAATGCGAAGTTCTACGAGCGCCAAAGCTCGACCTCGAATGCAGATGGTCTGGATCACGGATGCCCAAAAGATTGCTGCGGTGCCAATGCGGTGCATTACTGTGGATGCACCTGATGGAATGTTTTTATTTGGCAAGACCATGCTCCCAACGCACAATAGTCCAACGCTAGCAGCATGGGGCTTATATCTCCTTTGTGGTGACGGGGAGTCTGGAGCCAAGGTCTTCATCACGGCGAAGGATGGCCAGCAGGCAAGGGCCATTACGGGCAAGCACGCCGTCGAGATGTTGCAGCAGTCGCCGCAGTTGTCACAGGAATGCACGCTCAACAAGAGCAGGCTTCAAATCACGCATGAAGCCAGCCGGTCGATCATGGTCCCTCTGTCGTCTGCTAACATCCAGACGCAGAAGGCGGCAGAGGGAATCAACGGCTGCGTGCTAGTCGATGAGACGCACGTCGTTGACCGGGCCCACATGGATCGGATCACCCGGGCGGGGATTTCCCGATCCGAGCCGTTTCACATTGAAGTATCGACCGCAGGAAACGATCCAGATAGCTACGGCAAGGAGCGGTACGACTATACCAAGCGAGTGCTTTCTGGTGAGCATACCGACCATCAGCTCTTCGGACTCATTTACGAAGCCCCGCAAGACCTGACTGACGCCGACCTGGACGCTGACCCAGTGAAGTACGGCAAGCTGGCCAATCCGTCCTGGGGTCGGACGATCGGCGAAGAGGAGTATCTGGCAGACTACCGCGAATCCGTAGTCTCGGTCTCGACGTTGGCCGGTTTCAAGATGTACCGATTGAACATCTGGCAGCGGTCGACCAACCCGTGGCTGCGGCCGGACGACTGGGCGAACTGCTGGCAGGAGTTCTCCGAAGCGGACTTGTTGGGCCGACCCTGTGGCGGCGGGCTGGACCTGGCACGTTCCGAGGATATGGCCGCCTTCTCGTTGATCTTCCCCGAGGAGACCCCAGGCGAGGACGACAATCCCGTGCGGGCCCTGTGGTGGTACTGGCTGCCTGAAGCAGCAATCGAACGGCATGGCCACGAGGTGGCATACGCCCAATGGGCGGCCGACGGCTGGCTGCGGGTGATCCCCGGGCCGGTGATCGACTTCAGTTACCTTGAGCGTGACGTGGTTGAGATCCTCGGCCAGTATGACGTGAGGTGCTTGGCGTTTGACCAGAAGTACGCCCACGAGTTCACCCAACGGCTGGTCGAACAGCATGGCTACCGCGGCGAACTGTTCGTGTTTCCGCAGACCATCCTGGGGTTTGCGGGGCCGACTGCGCAGTATGAACGGCTGGTGATCGCCGGCAAGCTGGGGCATCGCGGCAACCCGATTACGACTTGGCAGGCGGGGCACGTCCAGGTGTGGACAGACGCCAACCAGAATATGCGGCCGATCAAGCCGAAGCACGGGGACATCAAAAAGATAGACGGAATCGTGGCCAGCATCATGGGGCTGGACGCATCGCAGAAGATGCCCAAGCCGTCAGCTTACCAAAGTCGGGGGTTTTATACGACATGAGTTCAAGCGAATCAACATTGAGGCAGGTGGATTTGGCAGTTGAGAAGCTGGTTAGCCACGGCTATTCATATGATGACCTTTTAACGGCGTGCGCAGAGATGGACCGTGCGATTACCGAAGAGTCCCGGCAGCGCATATACGCGATGGCCCTGAGTGCAGTCAAGCCAGTTAAGAAGAAAGAGCCCGAATGATCAGCATTGCCGACCTGATATTCCTGACTGGCGCCATCGTCACCCTCACGGGCTGTTGGCTGCGCGGCGTGCCCGACTTTGTGGTAGGCGTTGGCCTGGTGCTGTGCGTGGCGGGAATCGTCATCGGGCGGATTCGTCAATCAAGAAGGAGGCGGAGACGATGATAAGGAGAAGATGAGATGGGATGTGTTCCCCCAGAAATACCTGGCCGCAAGAGAAATACAAAAACTGACTGGCGGGCAGTCTTGCTAGTTGGTCTGTTCATCCTTGTTATGAGCCCAATCTGTGGGTTCATTGCGTGGGCGGCAGTGCTTTGGCGCTACGCCCAATCTTGGTGAGCGACCCCAGCCCGCAGGAGGCGATGATGATCGTTGAAGCATTTCTAGCCGGTGCGATGGCGGCCACTCCCGCCCCAGACGACGATTTCTGGTACACCGATTATCCGATGCGACCAGGCGGCGCCGATACGTCGCCCAATGGTGCCCTGCAAGTCACCGCCGTAATGGCCTGCGTCCGCGTGGCGGCCGAGACGATCGCCCAGTTGCCGCTCCACCTAATGGCCACCGATGGTCGAATGCGGCGCCAGGCGATCGATCAGCCGTTGTACGATGTGCTGCATGACCGGCCCAACGACTGGCAGACCTCGTTCGAGTACCGCGAGATGATGCAAGGCCACCTCGAATTGCGGGGCAATGCCTATTCCCAAATCGTCCCGGGCCCGCGGGGTGCTGTCGATCAGTTGATTCCCCTGCACCCTGACCGCATGGAAGTCTTCCGACTGGAGAACAAACGCATCGGCTACCTGTACCGCGACCGACAAGGAATACCCTATCGGTTGACGCAAGACGAGGTATTCCATCTGCGCGGCATGTCGCTAGATGATTGCGTGGGCATGTCGGTGATCGCGGCATGTCGCAACGCGGTCGAACTAGCGCAACAACTCGACCAACATGGGATTCGATTCTATCGCAACGCCGCTCGGCCGTCCGGCGTTATCAAAATGCCCGAGGGATTCCATTTTGAGGACGAAGACCACGCGAAACGCATGGGCAAATCATGGCGGGATGCCCACACGGGCGAGGATCTGTTCTCTGTTGCCTTTCTGGAAGGCGGGGCTGAGTGGCAGCAGCTTGGGCTGTCGAACGAAGACGCCCAGTGGTTGGAGAGTAAGCGTAAGTCAGTCACCGAAATTGCGATGATGTTTCGGTTACCACCGCACATGATCGGCTCGGCCATCGAGCATGGGCACACCTACGCCAATGTCGAGTCGACGGACTTGTCGTTTATGAAGCATAGTGTCTTGCCCCGGGCGCGCCGCTGGGAAGGAGCTATTGGCCGAGACCTGATCGTGCAGCCGCAAGACCGCTTAGAACGGTACTACGCCAAGTTCAGTATGGAGGGGCTACTGCGAGCGGACTCGAAGACGCGGGTTTTCGTCTATAAGACGATGAAGGACATTGGAGCCTATTCTGTCAACGAGATCCGCGAGCTGGAGGATCTAAACCCAATCGAAGGCGGCGATGAATACAAGGCGGCCAGTCCAGCTCCGAGCCCACCGGCGTTGCCCCCGCCGGGCAATCAGGATGGTGATGAGCCTGCGGATGACGAAGCCGATGCTCTTCACTCCTGGATTGCCGACGCGGCTCAGCGGATCGCCAACCATGAGATCACCCAATTGGAGAGACGCGCAGACAAGGCCGCCGCTGACCGCGAGACATTTGACGCCTGGGTCGAACGGCACTGGAACGGCAAGGTGCAGGAATACTGCATACGGACTCTCTCGCCGATCACTGTGGAGATGGGCAAAAATATGTATAGCACGGCCACTCAGGTCGCTAGTATATGCTGTTCAGCCATCACCCAGCTCACAACCGACGATCCTGTCGAGGTCCTCGCACGCTGGAAGACCTCGCGGGCCGACGAAATCACAAAACTCTTGGAAGGAGACCTAAACGATGACAAATAACCAAGCCGCGAACTATCTGCTGTCGGCCCATGGCGACCCGTGGGCAATCGACATGACCCGGATGCGGGCGTATCTGAAGACGCTGATTGTTTCGGACATGAAGCAGAAGGAGATTGAGGCACGAACGGGGCCCTTGCAGGTCAAATACTTTGACTGCGAAGGCAATTTGATGCTGCGCCACAAATCACTGCATTTCGATGCCGACTGGGACGCAGCAAAAGAGAAGATTCAGGCGGCCATAAAAGCCCGCAAGACCAAACGGGCTATTGCTGTGCTGCCCCTGTTGGGTCCGATCACCCAACGGGCTGGTTTGTTCACCGCTTTCTTCGGCGGCACCTCGACCGAGAAGTGGGGGCAGGCGTTTGACGACCTGATCGCCAGTTCGGCTGTTGGTGCAGTAGTCATCGACGGCGACTCACCTGGCGGTTCTGTTGCGGGCGTCGCCGAACTGGCTGACAAGGTATTCAAGGCGCGGGGCACGAAGCCGGTTGTCTTCGTGGCCAATACCTGGCTGGCCAGCGCCGCCTACTGGATTGCCTCGCAAGGCGACCAGATCGTGGTCACGCCCTCTGGCGAAGTCGGTTCGATTGGCGTCTGGTCGATGCACGTCGATATGAGTGAGGCCCTGGAGAAGCTGGGCCAGAAGGTGACGCTGATCTCGGCCGGCAAGTTCAAGACTGAGTTCAACCCCTATGAGCCGCTTAGCGAAGAGGCAGAAGCCTACGAGCAGGAGGTTGTCAACCGCTACTACGGCGAGTTCGTCGCCGCGGTGGCACGGGGTCGGAACGTAACGGCCAAGGCGGTCCGCAACGGTTTTGGCGAGGGTCGGATGGTGGGTGCCAAGGACGCCGTGGCCGAGGGCATGGCCGATCGGGTGGCCACCTTGGAGCAGACGGTCAAGCGGCTGGGTGGTGGGATTGCCGACCGACAGCAGGCTCAGGCCGACCATGAGGCTCGTGAGAAGCGACTGGCGGAGTTGGAGGGCGAACTGGGAGATGGGTGAGATGTTTGCCGTAGCTGTGCGTGTGACTGAAGAACTCGTGCTAGATACGCCAGTCAGGGAAGACTTGATAAAGCGGGTCACTTGCGAGGAATTCGCAGACAAGCATGAACTACCGCTCGAATCTGTAAATTGCTCTATTAAGTCCTGGCAACTCGATACCGATCTGATGATAGTTTCTGCGTTATGCGAAATGGAGATCAGCAAAACCGATGCTGACTAACCGCCAACGTGAAGTCCTCCAGTACCTCCGCGAATATCAGGCGATTCGCGGCAAGCCGCCCACGGTCCGCGAAATCCAGGCCCATATCGGATGTCGCTCGCCAAATTCTGCGGCCACACACCTCAACGCCCTGGAGAAAAAGGGCAAGATTCGCCGCGTGCCAGGCGAATCCCGTAATATAGAG